TCTCAATACACTCGATATTGTTAAATTTGTTGTCTCAGAAGAGGGTGTTAAATCATATGTTGTAAAGAAAATTCTTAAATTGTTTAATAGCAAATTAGCTTATTATCTTAAGAAAATGGATGCCAATTGTGTTGTAACATTTAACGAATACTTTGAAGAGGAAATCGTTGATACAAAAGGCAAGCCTTGCTCATATTTTAATTTTAGTGGTGCAGAAAGAAAGAATATTGATCTTGCGTGTCTCTTTACTTTCATGGATATGAGACGTCTACAAGGTGATGTATGTTTTAATTTTAGTATTTACGATGAACTATTTGATTCAAGTCTCGATGAGAGAGGTGTAGAGTTAGTTATAGCGCTCTTGAAAGAACGTGTAGAGAAATATAAAGAATGTATCATGGTAATCAGTCACCGTAAGGAAAGTACTAAAGCTGCAACCGGTGAGATTATTTTTCTAGAAAAGAATAATGGTATAACTAAACGTGTAGATTTTAAGGAATACGCAGCTTAAATTGTAAGAGTATATGATCGTATCTCCTTTTGTTTCACCGTTTGTATCGCCGTTTGCTGCTCCTTTTAGCAATAATATCGCTTCTACAACCCTTCAGCCTACTACTCTCCCTGCTCCACCCGAGCTCGGTCTTACACGTGTAATAAATTATTATGCTGATTATAGTGGGTGTGGTTTTTGGAGAATGATTTGGCCTGAGCATATTATGAATGCTCACCAAAAACTAGTCGTACATGGAAGTACGGTTATGAGCTTTGATCCTAATTACTTTAGGGGTACAAAAGCTGTACGCATTCAACGTCAAGCTACTATACATCAACGTAAGTTTGTTGAATTTCTAAAACAGTTGAGTAGAGAATTCGGTTTCCGACTAATCTATGAAATTGATGATTTGGTCTTTAGTGAAGATATTCCTGATTATAATAAATTTAAGCCTGCGTTTACGGATCCTGAGATTCGTCAGCATGCACAGGCAATTATGGAAATGTGCGACGAGATTACCGTTACATGTGATTTCATGAAAGATTATTATATGAGTAAGACAGGCAATAAAAACATTACCGTCATACCAAACTACCCACCGAAATTCTGGATGGGTAATTATTATAATGAAAAGCGTATTTCTGAAAATTATGATATAAGCAAAAAGAAGCCGAGAATTCTTTACGCAGGGTCAGGTGCTCACTTTGATGTTGATAATCGTGTAGGTCAGAATGATGATTTTGCGCATGTATGCCGTGTAATTGAAGCTACAAAGCACAAATATCAATGGGTATTCCTCGGCGCCTATCCTCTACCTTTACAGCACATGATTTCTTCTGGTGAAGCTGAGTTCCACCCTTGGGAGAGATTATATACATACCCAGAGAAGATTCATACATTGAGAGTCAATGCTATGGTTGCACCGTTGCAGAATAATACATTTAACAAAGCTAAGAGTGATCTAAAGCTAGTTGAAGCAAATTGTTATGGTATACCGATTGTATGTCAGGATCTGTGTACATATGAAGATGCACCATTCAAGTTCAATACAGGCGATGAGATGATCGATCAACTTGATGACATTCTTTCAAAGAAAGGTCGTTATATGAATCTTTCATCTAAAGCACGTAAGACGGCCGAATCGCGTTGGCTTGAAAATGATAGCAATATTGACAAGTATGTAGAGCTCTATACGCTACCGTATGGTGATCCGCAACGAAAGCTTCTTAATCCTATTAATGGTATTGTAGCTTGATTTCTATCGAGCAGTTTTTATACTAGTTGTGTGTATAGAAATGTAGCATATTTACCGCGCGAACAATCCATGCGTCTATTCTCATGGGATGAGAATGGCAACCGCATATCATACGATACATCATTTGAACCGTACATATATGTAGAAACTACTCATAATGAGGATTGTGTTAGTATCTTTAATACCAAGCTCCGCAAGAAAAAATTCAATCATCAAGCCGAGAGATCACAGTATTTAAAAGACAACGATATTGTACGTGTATTTGAGAATTTAAGTGTACAACAACAATTTCTTATTGATCAATTTGGACAGGTAAACGAGACACCGGATTTCTCTAAATACCCGCTTAAAGTATATTTTCTCGATATCGAGACATACAGTCCAGATGCATTTCCTGATATCGAGACCGCTAATCATCCTATTAATGTCATTACAATCTATGATACGCTAACCAATAAATTTATGACATGGGGATCAAAGCAATGCAAAAAGAGCTTTGACAATGTAACCTATATTGCATGTAAGACGGAAAAGGAATTACTCAATAAATTTCTCGATTATTTTTGTAACGACTATCCTGACATTCTTTCTGGCTGGAATAGCGAATTCTTCGATATGCCCTACATTATCAATCGAATTACACGTATACTCGGTGAAGATGCTGCAAAGAGGTTATCGCCTATCGGTAGAATACGCTCACGTAAGTTCATGGGTAAGTTTGGTAGAGAGCAAACGAGATGGCATATCGAAGGTGTATCATGTGTCGATTACATGCAGATCTATCGACGTTTCTGTCCCGTATTGCGTGAATCATATAAACTAGGTTATATTGGTGAGATAGAACTTGAAGAAACAAAGATCGATTATGGTGATACTGATCTAGCAACCTTATCTGATGATAACTGGGATTTGTTTATTGAGTATAATATTCAGGACGTTAATCTGCTTGTTAAGCTAGAGCGGAAGTTGAAATATATCCAGCTTCTTCGCTTTATTGCGTACGCTGGTCTCACAACGTTCGAGGGAGCGCTTGGTTCGTTGAGTGTTATCACCGGACTTGCTGCTATTAGAGCTCGTGGAAGAGGGCAACGAATACCTACATTTAAGAAAGATGTAATAGAAGGTGGACCACAAAACGCTGGAGCTTACGTCGGTGACCCACAGCCTGGATTTCAAGAGCATATTGTATCGTTTGACGCTAACAGTCTATACCCAAACGTGATGATTACTCTTAACCTTTCTCCTGAGACAAAAATCGGTACAATTGTTCACAAAAAATGGAGAGATGAGAATAATGATGATAGGAGAGAGATTGAATATACAGATGATGGTAAGCTTACCATCAGGCATGTAAATGGATCAGAATACACTCTTTCAAAAGAGAAGTTTGCATCATTTATTAAGCAAGAAAATGTAGCTGTTTCGAGAGCATATGTTCTTTTTTCACAGAAGGAAAGAGGTATCATTCCTGAAGCTGTTGATCACTTCTATAAAAAGCGTGTTGAGGTAAAAACACAATTATCCAAAGCGAAAAGAAAGATTCTCACCCTTACTAAGGGTACAGCTGAGTATAAAGATTTAGAAGATCAAATTGAATATCTTAACATTACACAGCATACAATTAAGATTCTAATTAATACAATTTACGGATACTTTGGTAACAAGCATAGTCCTCTTGGTGATGATGAGCTTGCTGAGTCTATTACTTTAACTGGTCAAGCTGCTATCAAGCAATCTAATAAATTGCTTATTGATTACATCAAAGATAAGGCACAATTAACAGATGATGATATTCAGAAGGATAATCCTGTTATCTATAATGACACCGATAGCTCATACATCTCAGTAAAGCACCTTGTTAACAAACTCGGTATTAAAATGGTCGGAAAGGATGGTAAGATTACGTCTGAATATTATGATGCAGTGAAGGAGATAGAGCAGTATCTTAATAAGAATATTCAGACATGGGGTACGAGATCTCTCGGTTCTAATGACTGTAGGTTAAACTTTAAGCGAGAGAAGATCGCTGATGTAGGAGTCTTCTTAAAGAAGAAACGATACATTCTTCATGTACTTGACGATGAAGGTATACCTTGTAGTAAATTTAAATATACGGGTGTTGAGGTAGTGCGTACTACAATGCCTGCAACAATTAAGGTACATGTAAAGAACATTGTTGAAACAATGTTGCTTACAAAGTCAAAAGAAGAAACTGACAAAGCGTTTCTCAAGACATACGAAGAGTTTAAGTCACTATCTGTCGATGACATTGCATCTGTTTCAGGTATTACAGATTATGAAAAATATGCAAGACATTGTAATGGCTTTCAAACAGTTAAGAGAATGCCGCATCATGTTAAGGCTGCTTATTTTTATAATTTGCTTGTTGATAAATTTAATATTGAGCGAAAATATGAAAAACTTGGCTCCGGTGATAAATTAAAGTCATTTGCTGTTCGTAAGCCAAACAGATATGGTATATCTGAAATTGCGTACAAATACGAATACCCTAAGGAGTTTGCTGATATATTTGAACCTGACTATGAACTCATTTTTGAAAAGATTGTTTTATCGGCAGTGGAGCGACTTTATGATACTGTCGGTTGGCGCATTAAGGCACCGAGTCAACAATTACAAACTGATTTATTTGAATTACTTGGTGTATAGTTGATTTTTATAAAAATTATAGTAATATATAAGAAATATGAGCGATACACCAAAAATCATTACATTCGTTGATCACATTGGCCGCACCCTTCTTGCTGAGTTCGTTGAGGACGTAGACAATGGTGCTTCTTTTGTAGTTAAGAATCCTGCAATCATTCACGTACAGCCTACCCAGCAGGGACAGCTTAACGTTCAGACCATTCCGCTTTACTTCCGCGACTTTGTTAGCGAGAAGAATAAGACGGAGGGTACAAAGTGGAAGTTCCACTATGCGACAGTTGTTGTCGGTCTTAACATTGAGAACGATCAGCGCCTTGTTGACCAGTATACAAAGCTCTTTGCTGAGCCTTCTATAATTCAGCCAGCTGCTGCAGCTAACGATCAGAAGGTTGTTAAGCTTTTTGACGAGTAGAAATAAAAATTATAAAAACATCTGCGTTTTTTGAAGCGGTGAATTTATTCACCGCTTTTTTTATTGATAATTAAAATCTCGGTGTTATACTCTTTATATATGAGTAAAGAAATTGATAATATTTTTAAGAAGCTTGATGCGATGAATAGCGAAGCATCGATGCTAGACGAGAACGCTCTATCTAATGTCGATACCTGGTACGATACAGGTTGTTATGCTTTAAATGCTATTCTTGGAGGCAGCTGCCGCAAAGGCGGTATACCAAAGGGCCGTATTGTTGGCTTCTCAGGTGAGTCAATGACCGGTAAGACGTTTGTAGTTAATAAGGTTCTTGCTAACGCTCAGAAGCTGGGAGTAATACCTGTTATTTTTGATACCGAATTTGCTATTGACGAAGGATCAACAAGAGGTGTCGGGCTTGATGCTAGTAAGACAAAGTATGTACCTGTCTATACAGTCGATCAATGCCGTAATCAAATTTCAGCTTTTCTCGATAGCGTGATTGAAGCAGGTCAGCAAGGCAAGTTTATTATTAGTATTGATAGTCTAGGTAACCTTTCCTCACAGAAGGAAATTGATGATATAGCTAAGGATAAATCAGCTGCTGATATGGGTCTTCGTGCTAAGTCGCTTAAGTCAATGCTTAGGACACTTACTTATAAAGCTGGTAAAGCTGGTGTTACTATTATGTTTACCAATCATACCTACTCTGATCCAGGGGCAATGTTTCCGTCTCTTGTAAAGACGCAATCGGGTGGATCAGGGCCGGTTTATATGGCAAGTATCTTAGTACAGCTTGCAAAGAGAAATGAGAAGGAAGGTGAAGGTGATGCAGGTGCTGTAGATACATCTAAGCTTGCTGAAGCTAACAAGTATTCAGGTACAACAATTAGAGCTCTTACAGTTAAGAACCGTTTCGTCCCGCCATTCCTCGAAGCAGAAATGTACCTTTCGTTTAAGTCTGGACTTAACAAGTATAGTGGTCTTCTTCAAATGGCCACAGCACGTGGTATTATCGAACAGACGGGCTCAACGTATGTTGTTGGTATTGATAGCGGTAAGTATAAGAAGGGTGATAAGCTCGGTTATGCAAAGAACTTCGTAAAAGATCTTTCATTCTTTGAGGATTTTCTTATACCAGAAATCGATAAGCATCTTGAAAACGATTACAAGTATGCAAGTAATCAGCAATCTACTGAGCAAGACGAACTTGATGAATTGACTACAAATGAGTAAAGTTGTTGTACCAATCTCAGGTGGAATGGACTCTACTGTCCTTCTTCACCTTGCAGCGTCAAAGTTTAAGGATGTTTATGCACTCTCTTTCGATTACGGGCAGAGACATATAAAAGAACTCGAATGCGCTGACTATCAAATTAATTCTATAAGGGAAAGAGAAGATGAGCAAAATGTATGCTTTAATACAACAATGCAATTACCCTTCTTTAGCCTTATAAAGAACTCAGCTCTTCTTGATAGAAATATTGACGTCGCAAAAGCAAAAGATGTAATGGGAGACCCGCAAACCGTTAATTATGTACCATTTAGAAACATGATGCTACTTAGTATTGCGTGTTCATTTGCTGAAAGTGTCGGTGCTAATACAGTATATCATGGTGCAGCACAAGCTGATAGTGTGGCGGGGTTCTGGGATGGTTCACCGGAGTTTATGGATGTCATTAACAAGGTTACAGCTCTCAACCGTCGTAATAAAATTACAGTTGAGGCGCCTCTTATTAACAAATCCAAAAAAGAGATTATTGAGCTCGGGCATTCACTTAACGTTGATTTTAGCAAGACATGGACATGTTACGAGGGAAAAGACGAAGCATGTGGTGAGTGCACTGCATGTGCATTACGGTTGAAAGGCTTTATTGATGCAGGTATCGAGGATCCAGTTAAGTATTCAAGGGTAATTCCTTGGGATCATTTACTCGGTAAGGTTTAACCGAAATAACTACTCATCGGACTACCTTCACTGCCCCAGGCTTGTCTACTTGTCTTATTTGCTGTACCTAGACCTGTATAGTGCTTCATAACATCTTCATCAGAAAGAACAGATGAATCACTGCCACCAGCTTCAAATTTTTCGAAATTCTTACCGAGTTTTACGTAATCACCTTTCTTTTCAAAAATTTGCTTATTAACAAGATCCTTGAGAACAACTTCAACTTTTCTCTTATCTTCACCTTCCTTCAGACCTAGACCACCACTGTCACGAATTTCTTGTACCACATCATCAACAAGATACTTTGATAGTATACCACTATCGTCAACACCATTTGCAAGCATCTGTTCAATTCTTACTGTTAGCTTATCTCCGCTAGTAGCAGCTTCTGCTCCACCTGCAGGCGCTTCACCAGAAGGTGCAGTTTGTGCAACTTCTTCAGATTTATCTGTTGCATCAGATACAGCGTCTGCAATATCATCTGCAGCTGCTTCAATGGTCTCGCCGCTTTCTACATTGCTTTCTACTTCATCTACAACTGCTGCAATGAAGCTTCTAAGAATTCTTGCTGTGTATTGTGATTTTGCTCTAGGGTTACTTACAGCTAGCTTTTCCATGATATCGCGCTCAAGCTTTACCAAATCTTTCTCTATACCCTTACCTTCATATGTACCGTTCGGAAACAAATCATTAATGATAGGAACTACAAGTTCACTTATACGCTTATCCAGCGCCTCACCCGTCAGACCTTTAAAAAGGTATGTATCGTTATTCTTTCCTCTTTCCTCAAGACCTTGTTTGATAGCTGCGACAAGTGACTGTACTGGGTCTCCTTCGCCTTTTACACGAAGAGCCATTTCATCAAGACGTTTTTGTCTGTATGCTTCAAAAATAAGGTGGATATCACGATTCATATGCTTGAATTATTTATTCTCTACGGCCTTTATAAACTCCAACCTGTACTGTTTTAGTATATCATAAGACTTTGATCTATTTTTAAACTTACCTAATGCATACTTTGTGAGAGCTGATATACTTGTAATATTAAGGTAATGAGCACAATCAGCTTTTGACTTAAATGTTAATACTTCACCTGTGTCAAGTCTGGTTAATCTCACAGGTTTGCTATTAATCTCTGTCATCAATTTCTGATTCTCAAGCGCGTGTGGTATATATTTTCGTCTCCAGATACTCCATTCTTTAGCATTTGCTTTGAGTTTTATAAAGCGCTTCTTGTGAGACGAACTCTGCTTCTGTTTAGTTTCTTTAGCTAATCGCTTGCCATAGTTAAATGCTCGCAAACCTTTTTTACCTATAGGGCACTTCGGATTATCAATTAACTTTTGTATATATGTCTGCTTTTGTTTTTTGGTATATTTTTCACGGGTATTGCCGCCCAATGCGCAAAACTTAAGATTATATATTTTATCTTTTTTATATAAAGTTAAATACTCCGTTTCTTTTTGAAACATTTCTTGCTCACTACTACAGTAGAGGATGTTTTCTTTAATAAATGATTCTCTACCGTATCGCGTTATTGCGCGGTTAAGATAAACTCCCGAACCAAAATATCCATCATTAAGATCTTCTGTTTTATGTGAACCTATATAAAATTTTTGATTGTTGATATTAGTAATTTTATAGATATAATAATACATACTATGAATAATATTTATTCAAACAGGAGAGGAGGGTAACACTATTTGTGCAATATTCGGATCGAGTGAATTTAATACGTATAAAAAATTATATGATGAATGTAAGCAAAGAGGTAATTTTGCCTATGGTTCACTTTATATATGTAATCCGAGAGTAGCAAAGAATTTGATAACAATACGTTCATCAGGTGAAATTAGTTTGAATAAAAATGAGACATTTACGAGTGAAGAGTGTGAGATTAGTATCGATGATATAAAATTCTTTCTCGGTCATACACAAGCACCGACAAGTAGTGTACGCAAATTTGACCCTTCTACATCTCATCCCTTCTCATATGGTGATTGGATTGTCGCACATAACGGAGTACTTACAAACTATCTAGAAATACAGAAGAATCTGCTAGACAGTCAGTCATTTAATGAGGTTGACAGTTCTGTTATACCAGCTCTTCTTAATCAATTATCAAATGAAGGTAATGAAGAAATCGATGCCATTACAGGTGCGCTTTCTAAACTTAAGGGCACTTTTGGTCTCTGGATTTTTCACAAACCAACCGGTCATACGTATCTAGCAAGATCAGGTAGCACATTATATGCAGACTTTCTTACAAATGACTTCTCCTCACTACAACATAAGAAGTATCAATCACTCGAAGAAGGCTCTTTATATCTCATAACAAGTGAAGGTCTAACGACAGTCGGATACTTCGCTGTTAATTCACCATTCTTTACACTATGAAAATTGCAATTATCTCCTGTTCTCAGGAAGAAGCAGCTGAAAATACATTACTTGTTAGGAGCTTAAACACTATTAAAGAGCATGTCAAGGTAAAGCCTAACTACGTTCGTGTCTTTACTGCAAACAAAGATGGTCTGTCAACATGTTACAACAAAGCTATCAGTGAAGATACCGATTCTGACATTATGATATTTGTACATGATGATGTTTTTATTGATGACGGGTTATTCATTCCCAAGCTTATTGAAGCACATAATACATATGACATTGTTGGAGTAGCAGGTGGATTGAATCCTATCATTAAAGCTCCTGCACTTTGGCATATTATGTGTGGAGGTTTTGGTCCAAACCTAAGAGGTGCAGCAGGTCACTACTTAAATGACACCTTGACTGCAATAACAAATTTCGGTTATGCGCCTGCTCGTGTAGCGATTCTCGATGGTGTTTTACTTTCTGTAAAAATGGAAAGCGTGAGACGGACGGGATGGAAATTTAACGAAAATTACAAATTTCATCATTATGATATTGCAAGTTGCCTGGATGCTAACAAACTTAAGCTTA